TAAATTTGCCAGGAAACTTTTACGCGCTCCTATAGCCAATGTAAATCGTAACCTAATGAAGCCGCTTGGAATCGGCGTGAGGCTGTGATCCTATGGCAACGAATACAGTTACGGGTTGCCTCCAGTGCAGCGACGGGACAAACATCCCTCTGAAGCTTGAAGTCGTGGAAGGAACGGAAACAAACCTGACCACAAATACGGTCTACACCGTCACGGCAGCGAACGTCGGTGACTTCGCTCCTGGTAAGACCGTCATCTCAGGCCTGGTATCGTGTGACACGGGCGTGGGATTCTGCTACATACTTTCTCAGGGCCTCGTGGCGGCTATCATTCCCTGGTCAATCAAGGGTGCTGTCGTGGACGGATCCCCTGCGCTATGCCAACCATACACACTCAGAGCAGGAGATATTTGCCGCGTTATGAGCCAGACTGCCGCTGATCGCGGTGCAAGTGCTGGAGTCTATACAGCTCGCGGAGTCTCGAGGATCTTCCATGTCACACCGTCTGGTGGGGCTACAAACGAGCTTATCGATTTGCAAACGGGCAATAGTTTGGGAGATACTTTGCAAGGCGACCGAATCGTCAAATGGTTCGGGACTTCTGTCGATGGCGCTAAGATCGAGGATCAAGGCTTCGCCGCCGTCGATGCCCTCGGTAACGTCATCGGTTCTTGCAGCGCAACGAACCCGATTACTCAACAACCGGCGTTCGCACTCGCCTCGATACCGATTTTTCTGAATTACAAGTTCCAGTTCTTGACAAACGCCTGAGAGTGATCTTATGGGCAAGCTCACGAAAGCGGCTGGACGCCGAAGATTAGCCGAAATCCTCTCGAAGGCGAAGAAGCTCTATCTTCGAGGATTCATCTCCACCAAAGACCTCGACTCGATCGAGCGTATCGCCAAGACCAGATCGAAGCAACTCAAGTGAGGTGTAGGCTTTGACACTGGTAGGTGGGCTTGGAGTCGGCGGGACTGGCACTCAGACCGGCGGTGTGACTGCTGCACAACTTGCAGAGGCACAGAGGCGCCAGGCTCTACAAGATGCAAACAAGGCAGCAGCAGAAAGGGCAGCGGCAGCAGCATACTCCCCCGTCGGCGCTCCTGGTGTGCCTGGAGTACGGCCCAGCATGCCAGGCGTCGGCATCCCGAACAACTTCTGGGGTTTTGTCATGCTAACTATGGGGTTGAGATGAAGATGGTGCATTCATTGACAGGCCCGATATCTCCTCGCGTGTACAAGCTGTTGAAAACCAAAACTCTCGAGGCCGGTGACCAGGAAGATCAGATTCAATTCTCCGATGTGCAGGGCGTCGGGGATCCAATCACCATTGAAGAGCTGAATCGAGAAGAATGTATTCGTCTCATTATCGTCAATTTTGCCAGGCTGTCGACGAAATCGGAATGGAACGGGTTGTTAGGATGAGATCTGAAGACAGAAAGCCCTCCAAGAGGGTCTTCCCACTACTCCAGAACCTCGACCTGGACAGTGTAACATTCGCCCAGATCCAGAGTACGGGCAATCCCATCACGATCCAGGACATGAACGAACAAGAAATGCTGGATTTAATTATCGTGAACCTGGCGCGTTTGTGCACGGTGTCGGAGTGGACTGGTCTCCTCGAAGCTGGTGGTGGTGGCATCGGTATGGTGCTCCCCCCTATCTCGAATGCAAGCTCCACGATCCTCCCGCAGTACGGCAACATCTCAGCTCCATACGGCGCGGGGCTCCAGGGAACGCAGACAGTGACCACAGACGCGCCGCTGTATCTGCCGATCATAGCTCGACGAACAGATACCTTCGACGACATCTATCTGTATGTTACAACTGGAATCGGGTCGACAGCCAACGTCGACCTCGGTTTGTATTCTGACAATTCAGGACAACCAGGAACGCTGCTCGGAAAAGCAACAGTCGATGTCAATACAAGCGGTCAGAAATCGGCCGCCCTGGTGGCCGAGTCGGGACAGTCACTTTCGAGCGTAGCTGGAACGCAGTATTGGCTCGCTTTGGTGAGGCAATCTGGAGTCGGCAACTTCACCGTTCAAGCTGGCAACAGAGAACACATGATGCAATGGGCATGGGGAAATTATGGCACTCAATACGGAATGCTGGCTCAGTCTGGTTCAGACAACACTCTTCCTGGTACTGCTGCATTCTCAACAGGCTATGCCTACAACATCTGCGCAATCGGCGTCAACTACGGGTGAAATGATGGATAGAAGTTGGATCAAGTTTGAAGACGGAGTCGAAATCGCTTCTGGATTCCATGAAGTGACCTGGGAGGAACTTCGACGAACTCGCGATCTGGCTCTCGCCGAGTCCGACTGGCGAGCCGTCAAGGATCGAGTTCTGCCAACAGCCTGGAAGGACTATCGCCAGGCTCTTCGAGATCTCCCTCAAGATCATGCTGAGAGCAACGATGCCGCAGACAACTGGCCGGTGAAGCCGGATGACTAAGAGAAAGCCCGACCAGGTGATCGAGTACCGCATCAGCCTCCAGGACAAACAGTCCGAGCAACTCGACAGCATGATCGCCGCTATCATGGTCAAAAATGTAGGCGAGGGCTTCGGTGGAATCTTGACGCCCCTGGTCGCCGGTCTTTCAGATGTGACCTTCGTCGTCGTCATCATCATCCTCTACGAAATGGTCACAGGCAAGGACACTGGAATTCTCGTCGGGCTTGACATGACCCTGGCAGGGCTTAGAGATTCGTGGGTAGCCTACCGCAAATCGCCGGAGTATGTAGAAGAATACACCTCACGCGCGTCCTCAGTCACGGGTGGCCTGGTCAATATCTTCGAGAATATCATATTCTCACTCACCGGCGGCGCGACCGCAAATTGGATGCAGCAGCAGGAACAAGCCGAATCTGAGAATTGAAATCTTCTGGGCCTGCCTGGATTCGGCTGGGCCTGCCTGGATTCCAGCCGGGGTCTAATGCTCCCAGAAATCTCGAACTCGAGAGAATCGGACTCACTGGAAGGGGTGCTGGAGGCTCTCGTCGACATCGGGGTAGGCACTGATACCTAGCAAACACAGCCTTCGAGCGGATTTCCACATTTCAGGCAGATCAGCCAGAGCGCTTCATCGGCCCAGTCTTCTAGCTCTAATTCGTCTTCCAACTCGTCTTGCATGAAGTCCCAGCCCTCCCAGTGATCGACCCAAGACCAGAATTGGGAGTTATTCATCTTACCACCAGGTGCGCGTTATAAAGAACGGCGATTATGGACGCTGAAATGTTCATTTTCACACTAACCGGCTCTCTCTGTATATTTCAGACACGACTCGGTCGAATCTCTTGGTTGCGGCGGGTGTGGATATTTTCCACATCTTCTTGAAATGCTGCTGCATGTCATAATTCAGCATGATCTCTGAGATCATGTACTCCCTCAATGCTGCTTTCATATCTCTCTTATTCATTCAATCCCTCCTCGTCCAGGCATGGCATACAGAACCCCGTGATTATACAAGGTACTCCAGTTACCCAGATTTGGGCCTGCTCTGGTTTGCATCCCATTATGACCGCTTCTGAGTAAAAGTCTCGAACTTCGAGGCATGCTTTGCAAGTGAACGTATGGCCTCGGGCATCACCGATCTTCATCAGCTTGACCATCAGAACCGCCCCCCTCGAATGGATCGAGTCTTCTCAGCGGCTGCCAGGACTTCGAGATATACAGCTTCGCCTTCGCCAGGATCAGACTCGCCCCTCTGGATGCACTCGATGCGATGGACAGCCACCATCAGACCCTTTTCCAGGCGGCGCATCTTACGGTCGCGCAATTTATCCTTGGCGGCCTGATTTCGGTTCTTCTTCTGGTTGACCTTGTACAACGCAATCGCAGAACACACCCTCGCGCTCTTCATACCCATTTCCCAGCCATCGTATACCTTCCATGCGTCGTGATCGAGTGCGATGGTCACTACCCACCGTCCAGCCTTTCTCGTTACCATGATCGATGCTGAGAAGAGATTGGTTATTAACTTTGCTAACCGCCGCTCGCCGGAGCGACTGAACCGGAAATGCTTGGCATTTCGGTTTGCGCGTCATACCGTAGCCTGGAAAGACTCCGTTTTTCACAAGGGAGATAAGCATTTGGAGCGAGGCGCCCGAGAAAACAGGATTAGACATGAATATAGGGGGTGCACGACAGGATTATGGGCGGGCCACGGTTGGTGGAGAGACATGGTAGCCATAGAAATCGCAATTCTGGCCACTTTGGGCCTGATTAACCTCGCTGCGATCGTCATTCTGGCTCATTGGATCAGAATGCACCTGGACGCCGGCCTCCAGGATATCGACGAGAAGCTCGCCACTGCCATTTCAGCTCTAATTGACAAGCTGATGTCGGGTAGCCTGGGGGAGTTCGAAGCCCCGAACCCGATCCAGGGTGCCATAGCTTCATTGATTCAAGGAATAGCTCAACAGAAAATGAATACCATAGACGCCGTCGTGACGGAGCGCAGTCCAGATGGACAATTTGCACCCGCTCAATCGTTTGAATGATAATTATAAGCCTCCTTTCTTAACAGATTGGACATGGCACGCAGAAAGAAAGCAAAGCGCCGAAGATCGCCCAAGACAATCAGTCTCCTCAACATAGCTGAGTCCTACGCCTACGCGTCCATCCTAACTGGCGGCGTTTTGGGGAATACTCCAGTCGGCGCTCTCGGATTCGACGGATCAGGAACAGCTGGCGTTGCAGGCTACGGCATGACGACTACGAACGGAGCGATGACGCTCCAGTCGATCATCGCAGACCCTGGTTCTTCCTTCGATTCTATGGGTTCCATGTTCATGGCCAATTATCAGACCATGATAGTGAGTTCAATCGGGGTCGGAATAACCTTCAAATTTGCGAAAAAGCTC